AATATTTTACGTTTTTTTGCGTTTTGGAACATTCAAGCCTTCACCCTCGATAGCAGGGACTATATGTACTCCGCGGGTGTCCATGTTTACGTAGGCTATACGGACCCCGAATACCTTTTGTTCTTTTGATCGCACACGATGTATTCTGTGCGGCCCGTATTTTATACCGCGCCCTTTTGCATTTTTTACTTTGAAATATCGTAGACGCTCTTTTTTTGCATCGAGCAGGTAGACTTTCCCTGTCCTACTGGATATGGCTATTACATCTACAGGACCGAAAGATGCTTGGGGTCTGAATACATAGAACTCCCTGCGCAATAAATACTCCATGAGTATTGTTTCGCATATTTGTCCTTCTGCATGTCTTTTATACATATATGGAACACCCCCCCTTTGGAGTCCCAAACTTCTTGTGGAAACTTTTTATATTTGGTACGTTACAGCACGGTTGACTACCTGCGGAAGAAATAAATGACTTTAGTCATAGAAGCTGAACTGGGAGTTCCTTTCTCCCCCGACACCCCATATGTAGATTTACAAGCGCGAGCCGAATCCGCCTGCAACACTGCTTCAAAGTTATCCGAACATGGGTTGGACATACAACCTACGAAAGAGGATAAGGATATAGCAGCTAAACTGACTATGGCTTACGCAAATGATCCCGAGAAGACTTCTAAAAAAGTTACAGCGAAAAAAGCAGCCGCGTTGACCCCGGCATCCCTGCTGATGACTAACAGTATATTGCAGGAGTTTGGTCATTCCGTGGTGGAGAGTGCCAGACAGATACGGCACCTCGTGACAAACAAGCTCGTACTGGAAGCCGATAATCCTGATCCGCGGGTGCGTATACGTGCTTTGGAATTATTGGGAAAAATATCGGATGTGGCTTTGTTTGCGGAAAAATCGGAAGTGACTATAACGCATCAGTCCACTGATGATATCAGGAACAAGCTGCGGTCCAAGCTGGCGAAACTTATAAACCCCGAAGATGAAAATGATATTATCATTATAGATGGCGAAGCTACGGACGTTGACACTGAACTCGGATTAAAAGAACCCTCTAATGCCTCCTGATGTAGCGTTAAACAAGGATTTCTCGGAAGAGGAAGTCCGGTTTATGCTGGGCAATCTCGACAAATACACGCCGGAAGAGATAACGGAGATAGATAGTCTTGTAGATGAGCTGTCAGCCAGAAAATATAAACAGAAAGTACGCGACGACCTTATGGAGTTCTGCAAACATATGCAGGCAGACTACAAGGTTGGCAAACATCATAGAATGTTGGGCGATATGCTCATGGATATTGAGCAGGGGAACAAAGATCGTATATGCGTCAACATACCACCCCGTCATGGCAAGTCACAGTTGGTGTCAATCATGTTTCCGGCGTGGTTTCTGGGAAGAAATCCGAACAAAAAAGTTATGATGGTCTCTCATACTACCGATTTGGCTGTGGATTTTGGTCGTAAAGTACGAAATATGATTGCAACAGACGACTATAAGGCCATTTTTCCTACGGTTTCGCTTGCAGTTGACTCGAAATCCGCCGGTAGGTGGAACACAAGTACAGGTGGTGAGTATTATGCGTGCGGTATTGGCTCATCTATTGCTGGTCGTGGCGCGGATTTGTTGATAATTGATGATCCGCACTCGGAACAGGACGTTATTAACGGAAATTTCGAGGTTTTTGAGAAAGCGTACGAGTGGTTCACTTATGGTGCCCGTACCCGTCTTATGCCGGGGGGAAGTGTAGCGATTATACAGACTCGATGGCATATGGATGACCTTACCGGGCGTGTTGTTGCCGATATGTCACAGAATGCGAAAGCCGATCAGTACGATATTGTTGAATTCCCTGCGCTGTTGGAAGTACCTGACGAGGAAAATTCCGGTTATGTGAAAAAACCTCTATGGCCCGAGTTTTTTGATCTGGACGCACTGCTCCGTACCAAGGCTTCCATGCCTTCGTTCCAGTGGAATGCACAATACCAACAGGAACCAACGGCTGAAGAAGCCTCTATTGTAAAACGGGAATGGTGGCAATCATGGGGGGATAAAAAACCTCCGTTGTGCGAATATATAATAATGTCTCTTGATTCAGCGGCGGAATCACATAATCGAGCCGATTTTACAGCACTTACTACATGGGGAGTTTTCTTAAACGAAGAGACTAGCGCGTATAATATTATATTGTTGAACAGTATTAAGAAGCGTTTGGAGTTTCCCGAGTTAAAAGAAATGGCTATGGAAGAATACGAAGAATGGAAACCGGATTCTTTCATTGTGGAAAAGAAAAATTCAGGTACTGCATTATATCAGGAAATGCGTAGAATGGGATTACCGGTGCAAGAGTATACTCCTCATAGAGGTTCGGGGGATAAACTTGCACGGTTGAATTCTGTTTCGGATATTGTGTCTTCGGGTCTGGTTTGGGTTCCTACTACACGTTGGGCGGAAGAAGTGGTAGAAGAGATTGCCGGGTTTCCGTTTATGAGTCACGATGATCTGGTTGACTCTACTATTATGGCTCTTATGAGATTCAGACAAGGCGGGTTTATAAAATTACCTACTGATGAACAAGAACCGATACGATATTTCAAAAGTAAACGTGCCGCTGGATACTATTAAGGTATGAAAACTTACGTTCATGTTAATCAACATGTTATAAAACGTAATAATAAAACAGGAGAGCGTAACCCTGTTATTACTGCCAAGACATATAAAGACAACAGATACGGGCAGGAAGTATTAATTGATGGTCCCTGCAAGGTAGTTTACAGACCTGATAAACCTTTGTCCTGTGGCGCTAAAGTATGGATAGAAACAGAGGCAATAGTGGAAGTACAAGGATAGATTATGGCTATTGATAAAGCGTTAACTCCCCGGCCTAACGGAGTCGGTGCTCCCCCTACTGGAGCTGAACTTGAGATTGAAATTGTCAATCCTGATATGGTCACACTTGATGACGGTAGTGTTGAAGTAACACTCATTCCCGGTAAGGAATCCGGGGATGATTCTTTTGATAGTAATCTTGCTGAAACATTAGAAGAAGACGTTCTGCAAAAGTTGACCGAGGAAGTTATAGGTCTTGTCGATGCTGATATTGAAAGCCGTAAGGATTGGGCTGATACCTTTGTCAAGGGATTGGATGTATTAGGATTCAAATACGAAGAACGCACAGACCCGTGGGAGGGTGCCTGCGGTGTGTATTCCACCATATTAGCGGAAGCAGCTATTCGTTTCCAAGCAGAGACGATGAGTGAAACCTTTCCTCCTTCGGGACCGGTGAAAACAAAAATTCTTGGTGAGGAGACAAAGGAAAAAGAAGAAGCGGCTACTCGTGTTCAGGCAGATATGAATTATGAACTTACTGAACGTATGGTTGAATATCGGCCCGAACATGAAAGACTTTTATACAGTCTGGGACTCGCAGGTTCTGCTTTTAAAAAGGTTTATTACGATCCCAATATAGGCCGTCAGGCAGCTATCTATATTCCTGCTGAAGATGTGATAGTGCCTTATGGTGCGTCCCATATAGAGAGCGCGGAACGTGTTACGCATATTATGCGTAAAACAAAAAATGACTTGAAGAAACTTCAGGCTAACGGGTTCTACCGTGATATGGAACTTGATGATCCGCAACCGTTTCATACCGATATAGAGGAACGTAAAGCTAAAGAAGGTGGTTATTCCATAACGGATGATGACCGTTACGCAGTATATGAGATCCATGCCGATCTTGTTATAGAAGGTATCGACGATTCTGATGAAGAAATTGCAAAACCGTACATATTAACTATAGAACGGGGAACATCCGAAGTACTGGCAATACGTCGAAACTGGAATCCTGACGATGAATTAAAGCTGAAGAGGCAGCATTTTGTACATTATGTATATGTACCGGGATTCGGATTTTACGGTCTTGGCCTTATTCATATTATCGGTGGTTACGCTAAAGCAGGCACAAGCCTGATACGGCAGCTTGTAGATGCTGGCACTTTGGCGAATTTACCGGGGGGATTAAAATCAAGAGGGTTGCGGATCAAAGGTGATGACACCCCCATAGAACCGGGTGAATGGCGTGATGTGGATGTACCGTCAGGCAGTATCCGCGATAATATTACATTCCTCCCTTATAAAGAGCCAAGCCAGACACTTTTGGCGCTGCTTAACCAGATAACGACTGAAGGTCGCAGGTTAGGTGCTATCAGCGATATGAATATCTCTGATATGTCGGCTAATGCCCCTGTTGGTACCACGCTGGCGTTGCTTGAACGCACTCTTAAACCTATGGCTGCAGTACAGGCTCGTGTTCATTACGCCATGAAGCAGGAGTTCAAACTCCTTAAAGCGATAATGTCCGAGTATGCACCGGAAGAATATGACTACCAACCTCTTCGTGGAGAAGTCGGGGCACGCCGGGAAGATTATGATTCTGTAGATGTAATTCCTGTAAGCGATCCAAACAGCTCTACTATGGCGCAGCGGGTTGTGCAGTATCAGGCTGTCTTGGCAATGGCTCAGTCTGCACCACAGATATATAACCTACCCCAACTTCACAGGCAGATGATTGAAGTATTGGGAATCAAGAATGCGGATAAACTTGTTCCTACAAAGGACGATATAAAAGCCGTAGATCCTATAAGCGAAAATATGAGCGCACTTATTGGGAAACCGGTAAAAGCATTTATATATCAGGACCACGATGCCCACATCAGTACGCATATGTCATTTATGCAAGATCCTATGGTTGCTCAATTGATCGGGCAGAATCCACAGGCCAAACAAATAATGGCATCGTTGCAAGCGCATATAGCGGAGCATTTAGGGTTCAATTACAGAAGGCAGATAGAAGAACGTCTTGGTGTTGACTTACCACCACCAAATGAGGAGCTACCCGAAGAGATTGAAGTTGATCTTGCGCGTCTTGTTGCCAAGGCAGCTAAACAGCTTACACAGTCTCATCAGCAACAGGCTGCACAACAGAAGGCACAGCAACAGGCCCAAGATCCTGTGCTCCAGTTACGACGTCAGGAAGCGCAGACCAAACAGGCTGATGTACAGCGTAAAGCACAGAAAGACGCAGCGGATACACAGTTACAACAGGCTGACCTACAGCGGAAAGCCCAGAAAGATCTTGTTGATGCTGCTGTTAGTACTCAACGGGTTGAACTTGAAAAGGTTAAGACGGTAGTAGATGCCAAACAGGATCAGGTTAAACTGAATGCAGATACTCGGAGAGAAACTGATAAACTTGATCTTGAGATATTCAAAGCGGTAACTACTCCACCTCCTACCCTGCCTTCTAATAACAAGAAAGAATAGACTGAATGGCAAAAACCGTCTTTGACGTGCTTAAAGAACGTATTGAGGAGCAAAAGTCCTCTGCAATGGAATTCCTTGCTGATGGTGGTCCGAAAGATTACGCCGAGTACAGGAATGTGTGTGGTTTGCTTCGGGGTCTGCAAGTCACGCTGTCTTATATAGAAGACCTCTCGCGCAATTATTTAGAGGGTGATGATGGCTGAACAATTATCTACCATAAGTTCAAATTCAGAATCGACCATGACTAGTTCAAATCCAAAATCAACCATAACTATAAGCAAAGATCTGCTTATTAACGAAGAGGAATTAGAGGCCCAGCTTCCCGTTCCAGTTGGGTATCATATTCTTGTGGCAATGCCGGAAGTTGAGGATACCTACGACGATACAGAAATCCTTAAAACAGTATCTGCAAAACACCATGAAACTATTTTGTCTATTATAGGACTTGTATTGGATATGGGAGAACAAGCGTATAGTGACAAAGATAGGTTTCCTATAGGACCGTGGTGCAAGAAGGGTGATTATGTCATGTTTCGTGCTAATTCGGGAACACGGTTTTTAGTTAATGACAAAGAATATCGTCTTATGAACGATGATTCTATTGAAGCTATTGTGAATGACCCCCGCGGCGTTTCGCGTGCATAGGAGTTAAAATATGCCTTTTAAGAAAGTTGAATATTCATTCCCAGATGAAGAAGCACCAAATAAAATTGAGATAGAACCTTCCAGTGCCATTGAAGTTGATATATCTGGCAAGAAAGCAGTGGGAGAGAACAAATCTGTTGAGGCTGTAGAGGCAGAAGATTCTAATGATGGTTTTGAAGTCGAAATTATTGATGACACACCAGAAGCTGACCAAGGTCGTACGACGTCTGACCCTCCGAGTGAGATTACTGAAGAGGAACTTGAAGATTATTCTGAGAAAGTTCGCAAAAGGATTAAACACTTTAGTAAAGGGTATCACGACGAACGTCGCGCAAAAGAGCAAGCGCTTCGTGAACGTCAGGAATTGGAGACTTACACTCAAAGACTTGTTGAAGAAAACAAGAACTTAAAAAGTTCTGCTGGTAAAAATCAGACAATACTTCTTGATCAGGCTAAACGTACAGCCGAAGGGGAATTAACACAGGCTAAAAGTGCTTATAAAGAAGCATATGAAGCTGGCGAAGCAGATGCAGTTGTTGAAGCACAGGAAAAGTTAACGGCTGCTAAAATAAGAACTGATCGGTTAAACAATATACAACTGCCTTTACAGGAAGACCAAACAACTGTAAAAGAAGCTAACACACAAGAATCCACCCCGGTAAAAGTGGATGAACAGGCCAAGGAATGGGCGAAAGCCAATGATTGGTTTGGTTCAGACGACGAAATGACAAGTTTCGCATTGGGGTTGCATAATAAACTTGTCAAACAGGGTATGAACCCGCAAAGCGATGAGTACTACAAGGCCATTGATGGCCGTATGCGAGAAGTATTCCCCGGTAATTTCGGGGATGTCGAAAAACCAGATAGGAAGACGTCTAAGCGTCAGGCGAATGTGGTTGCACCCGCTACGCGGAGCACTTCACCAAAGAAAGTGGTGTTAACGCAAACACAGGTAAACCTAGCGAAGCGTTTAGGGGTTCCTCTTGAAGATTACGCCAAACAGGTTGCAATAGAGATGAGGAA